AATCGTTTACGGGCAACATTGACATCAGATGGCGACAGCTCACTACGAAGCCCGCGACCTGTCTCGACACGTTGCAGCTCGACTTCGCCTTCATTGCCTAGGTAAACGGACATGGATCACAAGCTATTTTGAACTGCAGCACCGTTAGCCTCGAACGAAATATCAACCGAAACCACCTCGCCAACACTGCAGGTCATTGAGGCGTTTGTGATGAAAGCCGGAATTGTGATGGTCCGTCCGTCAACTTCAAGCTTGAACGTCACTTGACTGGACTCGGCATTAGTGCCATCACCAAGACTGCTGCCGGTTTTTACAATCTTGCCAATTAAAGTCGATGCTGTTGAGCTACTCCCGTAATAGTGCAGGCTGCATGAGCCAGTCGTGGAACGGGTGCTAGGGACAACAGTCCTGTCAGTGTCAGCAAGTGACGTGGTATCTAAAACAGTCTGTGCAACAGACCATGTCCAGTTTTTTACTTGCCCGACCAACGAGGTCGCGGACGTATTAGAGCCAAAGTAAAGTTTTCCGTTGATGCCGCTAGAGAAGGCCATTGCGGGTAAGAAATCGTATCTCTAGTCTAAACGCCATCAAGGAAAGCAGTAAAGGTGCAAGATACGTCGCAGCGATTACGGAATTTATAGGTGACTGTTGGCGGTTCCTTGAAGCGCCATTTCAATAGGGAGAAAATTTCTTTCATTCGTGACTGCATGGAGCTACCCGCACCATCCATGACACCAGAGCCGAAACTAATGTAATCCCATCTGCCGTTTGCGCTTTCGTAAGCACTGATAATGCTATCTCTAGCGCCGAATACAACAGTGTCTTCGATGTTGGAAAACTGCAAGGTCAGTTCGGCATTGAAATTACGGGCACCAAACTGGACGACAGTTGTAGAGCCGTTAAGTGCTTGGAAAAACGTCTGTGGATACGTTCCAGGCTTATAGGTTCGGCCCGTTGGCTTGAGGTTAGGGAAGTTGACCGGCATTATGAAGCCCTCACCACGAAATGATTGTCACGGCTTCCCCAGTCTAAAGTAGCTAACGAACCACTTCTGGTTAGCGGAGCGACGCTTCCTGCTACTTCTACAAGCCCGTCTTCTGCATAAGTCAGGCTTTCCAGCTTGTAGACACGGGTCTGAGGGTTGTTTTGTATAGACACCGCAAAAATTGAGTTTCGCAGTGTAGAACTAGAAGTTTTTCCGTTTGTGATCTGAATCGTGGTACTGCCAAGTCCTTCCGTTCCAGGCTTCCAATATTGCACTTGATACCTTCCATTGTCTAAAGACAAACCAATGACGTTGCCTTGGGCGTCAATGGATCCGTTGTTTAAACGTCTACTAAGGTTAGTGTCGGAATGGGTGACTGCAGAAGCGACCTGAAAATATTCGCCGGGTTCTAGTCCCATCGCCATCTGTGGAGTCGTTTGGAACTTGATGCCATGATCCACCAGTTGGCGCGTCTTTAGTGCGTACTTGGCAAATGTTTCTGCGTGCTCTTGGCTCGTGCAGAATCCCGCCATGTCAAATGTTTCCTCTGGGTCACTAGCTGAACCGCCTTGTCCCCTGCTTAAATGCACAGTCACTGTCCTGGTTTGAGGGAAGCCGTTTGTTGTTTCTTGACGCCATAAAACTGTTGCCTTAAATAACTGGCGCTCTTCTGGGGACAAGAAACTTACCTGCAAGCCCTTCATGTTCCCGTCAGTAAATAAAACCTTGGGCGAAATTTGCTGAGTTTTGGCTATCCGCCTAGAGCCATCAAATGGCACGTCAGGGTACAGGCTAAAACGTCCGCCTTTAATCCTAAATTGTAATAAGCAGTAGCCAGCATTTTCATAAATCCATTCTCTTATGTTGACGCGCTCGCCAATAACTCCGTCCCAGAAAAACTTATTTGCGCTGCAAAATCTTGCGGCTTCTCTCATTTCATCGGCGTCAACTTGGCCTGCGCCTACGACTTCGCCGACGCCATACGTTGTATTTGTTAGCAGGTCATACGCAATGTCTGGTAACAAATTGCTTGAGTCTGTACGGTTTGTTATAAGATTTTTTATCGCAATGCCTTGCTTAAAATATGCGGATAGTTCGCTAAAAGTTGTCCATTCGGCGCCACTATTTAACCTGATGCCTGCATAAGCAAGCTCATTGTATTGTGCAGCAGGGTTAGTATAAAGAATCTCATTTACGCTAACAACTTCATGTTCTGGTGCAGACTGGTTTGATAACTCCTCTGCGTCATAAACAACAAAGTCTTGATAAGCGTCTCCATATCGAAGGTTTACAGTGTTGCCTGAGACCCCACCTTGAGGTACGTCACCATAGCGGTCATAGCCTTCGTCAGTAGGAACACCGTAAATTTCCCATTCTCTATTAGAACCCTCGTCACGACGAAACAATTTGCTGTAACCGGTGTACCAAACTGAAAAGCCATTGTGGTTGAATACGTTTTGCTGCGGTTGCTTCCATCCATTGTCGTAAGCTCCTGCTGCATCTAAAAAATACATATTTCGCTCTCGACCTGGAATGCCCCAGTATCTAGCAACAGCAGTTCCCGCTAGCGGCGCTAGTTGATACTCGTATGCCTCAGTGCTTGTGCTTGGGTGGATAATACATATTTGGTTATAAACAGCTTCTGGCGTCCGGCCTTCTACTACAAATCCTGTGCCTTCAGGTGTTATGTTAACCCAAGTAGTATCCCCTTGTTTACGGTACTGCAAAGCAAAGAAAGATTGACGTTTGTTGTAGATATTGAGCTGTCCAAGATTAATGGTTCCGTCTTTCGCCTCATAAGTATTAATTGTTCCTTGACTTGGTTGAGAGTTAACATTTGCAAACCCGTTAATTTTTCGGTAGACCGTTGATTTTATTGTCAAATCGGTTCTATTGCAGGCTCTGTTGTTGCTAATAGTTGCTACGGCAACGCGCTGAATGGATAGATTGTCAGGCCTGTTCGCTTCGTCTCCTAGTCTTGTGTCAATTCGGGCATCAGTTGTCATTTTAAATACAGCCGTTATTTGACGACCAGGAGCCCAGGGGCTGCCTCCTTTGTTGACTAATACTCCGTATCCGGTGCCAATCAAGTATGTTTCGCCAACAATTAAACTGCTGTCTGCGTCAATACGAGCATTATTTGTAGCTTGCTGAATGTCTACAATTCCTCCAGAGCCGTAATTTTGCTGGTTGTAAACATTACCCGCTAATGCGTATTGCACTTCAGTTCCCGCGCTTACAAATGCGTCAGTAAATTTTCTGCCTGCTTGTGCACTTGTCCCGTAAACGTACCCATATCTAGGGAACCAATCGCGAATCTTTCTTTGTTTATTCCTGATGTCGTCCTCTACAGGACCATCTATACTGTCGGGCTTAAGTAATAATTCATAATTTACTTTGTACCGGTTGCCATTAGGCAAACAAGCAAACGTGCCAAACGCAGCTTGAGTTGATGGCGTGCGCGCACCACTGAAATACTGAACTAAACCATTTGCCCACTTAAAAGCGAATGGGTCACTTCCTTTACTGGTGTCATATGGCGGCGCCATATCAGTTGGGTACACGTGTCCGTGGGTAAAACGTCCACCATTGTGGTCGTTTTTAAAGTACAAAGCTATTTTTCCAAGTGCATAGTCCGCTACCAATAAATCACCAATAGCGTAACCTTCAAAATCAGGGCGTCCTTTAACTGGGCCATGGCTAAACAACATCAAAGCCCTGAGTTGTTGGTTACGTCCCAGGCTTGTCATTAAGGACCAGATTAGCGAGCTGTTTACGCGAACGCCGCCATAGGTAACATTGTTTCCAGTAGTCGCATCACGCAAGGTCTGTTGCTTGGTATAGACCAACGGAATAACAGAACCTAATACTGCTAGCTGTTGGATCGAATCAAACGACGACTGTGGTGCATACCGGCTGCGGCTGGTTTGGTCTTCTGTTGCTAATTGCGGCCCTGCCTTCTTTTGTTCTGGTGATCGCGGTTTTGGTGCTAGTAATGCGCCAACGGCTGTAAGGGCTACACCAATTACAAGGTTGACAAGTATTGGCGTGACAACAGCGTCATTCTTAATGTCTGGGATGTGGGCATACGCTTCCGATCGCTTGCCGTTGTACTCATCGTTTAACCGTAAAAATTCCCAGTATTCATCCTCAGTAAGCCCTAGGGCTTCAATTATCTGTATTTCCGAGGGCAGTAAAACTCGTGGACTTGCAAATGCTCGATGGGACTCCAACGAACCCCCGACTCTCCGAAGTTCAGCCATCCGTTTTCAAAATAAACTGCCATGCCATAGCCATTTTCAGACCTACATAGCGCAACTACCCCACAGTCTACGTGAGTCGTCTGCTGCCCCCAGCGTTCCAGCTCTTCCTTAAAGACACTGGTGTCGCCACGCCTTAAACGCCTGTACCAGTCACGCTGAGGTTCGGGCGTACTAACTCCGTAGTAAGCAAGTACAGCTCGCGCCAGTGACAAGCAGTCGCCGCCTTCGTAATTGATAAAATCACCGCCCAGCCTGTAAGGGCGTCCCAGCAAAAGGTAGGGGTTCAACGGTTGGTAATAGTGCCGGATACAGGCAGATCACCGACTAAATCGCGGGTAAGTACACGGTTTGGAGCGTTTGCGCCTACTGCATCGATGGCGCTGCTCAACAGTATTTCTATCGTTTCGGTGTCATAAGACATGCTGGCAGCAACCCAGTTCTCTTCTGTCAGCCGGGAACCTCTTGATGTAAAAGTGCTGTTCATCACGTAAGTCTCTACCTTGACGCTTGCCTTTTGCGTTACGGCCCTACGGGCTGCATTCATGCTTAGCAGGTTTGCAGACAGAATCAAACTAGATTCAATGTTGTCGCCTGTTCTGTTTTTTGCCGCGCCTTGGTAAATAAAGCTCAAATATTGATGGCCACTAACTGATCCAATAGTGCTGTTTTGGTATCTCTCACTGCCGATCGTGATGAAAGTTGTAATGCGGGTGTAACTCATCGGCCTAGTCCAATCTTGGAACGTTGTGACCTGCTGTTTCGCAGAGCGTTCATTGTTCTACTTTGACCGCCTGCGGCGCCCTGGTTCGCAGCTACCTTCATGCCTGCCTGAACGGTTGAGTTCATCTGTTCCACGGTGACATACTGCATACCGTCCGGCATTGTTGTGGCCTGGATATTGGGACTATAGGCAGGCGTACCACCGCCGCCGCCGTAGAACGACATCGATGCGCGTGCTGCCTCAAATTGTTGGTTGTTGGTGATCGAGCCAGAAGCTCCCGGAACGAACAACTCAGGTCCAGATTCTCCGACTACATAAGGTTGATTTGCGCTGACTGGGCCGCCTTTTTCTCTAAACAATAGTCCTAGCAACCCACTTCCGGCGTCGTCTCCACCACCTCCACCTACACTGCCAATCGCAGCTGTAACAGCTTTAAGGATCAAGGCTTTGCCGACTGCCTCAAGAATGTCTGACGCCAGTTCTTGGAACGCTTCACCTAAATCTTTCGTTCCCTTTACCGCTCCGACAAGGGCGTCGGTGATGCCCGTGCCGAGCTGAGCCCCAATAGAATTAGCAAGCTTTTCCGTTTCGGTAAGTTTTGAAATCTGTTCGTCTGCTGCTTTTCCCGCCGCAAACCCAGCTTTGACTCCTGCAAGGTTGCCGTCAATGATCTTTTTGTTGATTTGGTCTGCTTGTTTAAAGTTATCAGCAAAGATAGACGCGGTTCTAAACAGCGCGTCATTCTCAGCTTTAATTAGAGCAACGTTTCGCTCTCTGGGTTGAGACTGAGACTCAAGAATATCTAAAATTTGTATGTTTTTTTCTATTGTACTTTTAGCTAATTCATCGTTTGAAAACCTGAGCTGCTGCTGTTTCAATAACAACGCTTCCATGTCTGGCGAAATATCCTGCGGGCCTTTTGCTCCGCTCCCTTCTCCAGCCGTAATAGGCGGCTTGATTGGTACAATCTCCGTTGTTTTCGGATCAACGACTCCCACCCCAAGCAACTGAGCCTGAAGTTGTGCAATCCTTCTTTCTGCTTCTTCGATGGGAGCTTGGAAAGCGGCGCGGCCTGCTCCCCGGCCTTGTAACTGAAATGATCGAGATCTCGCTAGATTCGTTTTTTCAATAGCTAAAGCGGCTTCAAGCTGTTTTCTTGTTCCCGTCTCTAGAACTTTGTTAAATTCTGCCTGCTCTGTATTCGCTTTGATAATTGCGTCAACAAATAAATAAGCAAAGCCAGCAACAGCAACAAACGGGAGAGCAATTAGCGCCGCTTTAAGCAATCCGGCGCTTACCGTCGCAATCGTAATTTGTGCATTGGCAGCAGTAACGCTAGCGGCTAGTACGTTTTTACCAGCCGCTGCCGCTATAGAAGCTTCCCCCATAGCAGCTAGTCCTTTAATTGCTGAACCAATAACAGCCCCTCCTGCCATTGTTGTAATTGTTCCAGAGGCAAAAGAAATGGCTGGGGTTAGGACGCCAAGGGCTCCTGCTAAAGCAAAAACAGCAATAGTTGAATCCTGGATTGGTTTGGGAAGTTTTGCAAAAGTTTCCACAGCGTTGGTCGCCGCCTTTATCAAAGGCGTAATTGCCGGTAATAACTTTTGGCCAATGGAAACACTTAAAGCATCAGAGGCATTGCTAAAATCTTTAAATCTTTGAACGTCTGACTCTTCTATTAATTTCTTAATCTTGTCTCCGCCCTCTTTTTCAATTCGTTTAAGGGCACCAATTACAGTTTCTGAGGTAATTTTACCTTGGGCCGCATAATCTCTTAAACTGCCTTGAGCAACTCCAGTCTCTTGGCTAATTGCAGTGAGAAGGCCAGGAACCTGCTCTGAAATGCTGTTAAACTCGTCTCCTCGTAAGGCACCAGACCCTAATGCTTGAGCAAGTTGTGTAAATGCTGCACCGGCTTGAACAGCGTTTACACCGCTTAATTTTGCAACTGCATTAAACCCAACATAGGTTGACTCAATGTCGCGAAGAGAGACGCCTAAAGGTCGAAGCCTTGCAAAAATATCTGTAATTCCTTCTGCAGCTTCTCGGTTGCTAAGACCAAAAGTTTTAGCTGACTTTGCTACTAAGGCTTGAGCTTGCTCATACTCTCCATATTCGCTTGTTAAAAGTTTAAGCCTAGTCTGTAAATCATTAAAAGACGCCGCTGCGGAAACTGCTTGCTTGGCGACCAAAGCAAGACCAACGCTTGCAATGACAGACTGAAACTTGCTCGTAGCTGACTGCAGCCTGCCAAAATTACTGCTTAGGCTTTTAACCGAACCGTTGACACGATTAAGCTGAGAGACGGCATCACTTGCGTCAACTCTTAGCCTGATATTGGTTTCCGCCACGACCGCCCCAGCACTGTCTCAATCTTACCGCCGTCTCGACTTAGCGCGATCCGTTGCCTTTTTTTCCTTTTCTCCCCTCAATTCGTAATAAGCAGCAAAATAAACAAACTCCGCATCAGACAACTCTGTGCGAAGCTTGCTCACCGTCATGCCAAGCTCGCAGGCCAGAAAAAACTCAAAATTGAGCCAATTGTCCTGCTTTAGTCGTTTTTTGCTTCCTCAAGCTTCGCCTCTTCCCCAAGACCAAACAAGAAAAGCTCAAGATCGTTAAGAACAGTCTCAGGCAGTTCACGTTGCAGCTTGGCAACATCAGCCGGAGCAAAAGCCTTTGCCCCGTCTTTTAGTTCTGCTTTTTGACACAGCATTTGCGTGCTGATGTCTAAAGCCTCTTCACTGTTAGCGACAGACTGAGCGCGTTTGCGATCAGCCCTTGTGATTGGCTTGAAATACAAGTCAAGGATAGGCTCACCGTCGCCATTGTTAACAACAAACTTACGCCTTTGACTAAGGTCAAAAGCGCCAGTCAGCAGGTCAACCGTGCGTTGATTTGAAGCAGCCATGAATTAGATCAGGAGACAGATGCAAGGGTTATTGCGCCTTTAGTTTCAAAATTAAAGGTCACAACTTGCAACTCGCCAACGCTAGCACTGAACTCAGCCGATGTAATCAGCAAGTTAAAAGCAAGCTTTTCGCTGCCGCTCCCTTGACTGCCTGCGTCGTAGGTATAAAGTTCTGCACTGGCAACAGTCGATTCAGTTGCGGGAGTTGTCAAGATTTCACGAATCAGATCTCCCTTGCCAGCACCTGCGGCGGTTTTTTCGTAAAAGACCTCAATAGTGCCACTGCCACCAATCAAACCGCCAATACGATCGCGAAAACTTTCCCCTAGCGTTGTAACTTCAAGTGACTCTTTGTCGATAGTCAGCGACCACGACCGCACTGCTGTCACAACAGTCAAAGTGTCGGCAGAATCGTGCTTAAAAAGAACGTTGCCTTGTTCGCCGCGAAAAAAAGTCATGGTCAGAGTTCCTCGATAGATTCAAAGGTCACACGGACCTGAGTTTGGAAGTAGCCCTCGGGGGCTGGTGAACCCAGTACCTCTGGACCTGTTGCGGCATCGAAGTAAACCCCCGATACGTTGACTCTATTGTAAAGGTCACGAACACGTTTGCCGATCGTGTAGTTAGCGCCAGGGCCAACGCCTTTTGCTGAAAAAATGTTGATCAACAGCAAACCAACAATTCGATTATCTGAAGCGGTCGTTCCGCCAAGACTTAAATATTCATTGGCTCCAAAACTGACAAGGCATTGAACCCATGATGAGTTTGGGGTTGGTTCATAGGCCATGTTGTGAAACACGACTGGAATTGCCGGTGCATTGGCAAGCTCAGTGGCCAGCCTGCCCTCAATAACGGCTCTAACAGTGTTGAGATCGACAGCAGCCATTAGCCCCTCTTGACAATTTTTTGATATTCCTGTTGAGCCCAGGACTCAAGCTCTTTGCCAATTAACTCAGGAAAACCGGCTTTAGTCCCTTGACGAGTTTTAAAGCTGCCTCCCCACGATGACGGCAAGCTTGTGCCATAACAGACCGGCTCCGCATACTCAACGTTGTTAATTACTTCGCCAACGTAAGGCTTGTTAGTTTGACTTTGCCAAGCTCCTCGAAGTCGGCCAGTTTCAACAGGTGTTTCCTTCTTGACTCGCTTTTCCCATTCAAGCGTTGTCACTTTCACGAGCTGACGAATCTGCCCGTCCATATAATTGCCAATTTCATCTAGCGGAATCTGACGCGTCATGGCTATGCCCTCAAAATCAATTCGTAGGTGATCGCTTTGTTGTCCTGCTCAATCGTGTTGACGCTAATGATCTGATGCACAACGCTGCCAATCACAACCCGATCCTTTGTCTCAGGAGCTGATGGCAACTCTTTCGACGCAACAGTCAAACGCTTGTCACTAGCTTGAATCAGCTCGTTAACCTCGCGAACGCTAACGCCCTCAAGGATGCCTCTGACTTCCGTGTCGCTAACTCCCTCAGCAATTGCACCAGTGGTCGCGTCATAAGCACCTGCCGAGACATAGCGAATGATCACTTCACCGCCAAATTTGGAAATGACCTTATCGGCAACTTTTTGCAGCGAGCTAGCGAGACCCATCAGATTTTGTAAGCCACGCAAGCGCCACTGGTCAAAGTGATGCTTGTAAAGACTCCGTAAATTGTCGAATCAGCCGGGAAACTCTCACCAGCCAATGCGTTGCCCGTGTAATTGTCCGCAGTAATTGCGGCAATTACAGTCGCTTCCTTAAAATAGATCGCACTAAAACGCCCAGTGTGAGCATTGGTGTCAGAAACAAACTCAGCCCCAATCCCAAAATCCATGCCCATGTTCAGCTCCGTTTAATAGCGATGTTGCCTGGTCCGCTAATTCTAAGTCCTGTCAAGTAACGCTCAACCATTGGCGGAATACGATCAGCGCCAACGGCTCCAAATTTGTCAGGCGTGACGCTAAGGCTGCCAATGCTGACGCTCTTGTAATCCTCAAGACCGCTTAGGCCAATGCCGTCAACGTTGTTCTTTAAGTAGACCGCCAGCTCAAGCTGAGCACGTTGGATCTGATCAGGAATCTCTGTATCAGTGAAATAATCGTCAGAAACGCGAAACGGGAAGCCCGTCGCATAGGTATTGACATAAGTGTCAGGCTTGCGAACTCCAGTACGCGGCCATTGCAATGCCTGCGTATCTGTTGCCCGTGCGCCTAAAAATCTTTCGCGATCAAGTCGCTGCGCTGCTGTAACAAGAGCGCGATTGCGCGTATCAGCATTGCCCGTTGTCCACTTGGCAACATCAGTGCTTTCCACCATGCCTTCAACTAAAGCGTCAGCTTCCGCCAATGTCAGGTAACTGTTTGCGCTTGCGCTGCCTGCCGTTGCTGTGATCGTTACTGCCATCGGCCTTTACGGTTGATTTCTTAGTTGCGGGCTTTTCAGAAGCGGAGGCCGCTGCCGTAGCAGCAGCCTCACGCTCTTTTGCTCGCCTAAACGCGAACAAACCCATCAGGAGCTAGCGCCCTTTAAAGCCACAAAGGAAAGGACAATTGCCTCTGCCAGTGAGCCTGATGACAGGTTTGCAACTGTGATCTTGAAAGTACCAGCAGCAATGTTGGTTGCTTGTGCCAAGTAAGCACCAGCAGTTCCAGCAGAGCTGTGATTTACAACAACCACATCAGTTGCACCGATTTCGCTGTTAGTAACCTCAAAGGTCACCTCAACGCCTGCGGCTAAAGCAGCGTCATGCAAGGTGATTTGACCTGAAGCAGTGTTCAGAGTCACACCTGTTGCTTTGCTGGTGGCCTGAGTGACAGTGCCGCCAGTTGTTGGGCCAATAAGTTTGCCCGCTGTTGCCTCAAAAATGGATGCCATGGTTAGTTACCTCGATCAATCCATATTAGAAACGTTGGTTGCCCGCACGATTCCAATGTTCTTCAGTTCGTAGACCTTGGCCCAGTTGCCAACGACTTCAAGCTGAGTACGGGTTGGGTTCGCAGTCGTGACGCCCCACTTGGTGCCAATCGGGTGATAGACATAGTGGAGGTCGATCGACATGGCATCACTCTTGGCGAGGATGTCGCGATCAGTTTCGGTTTGAAGGCCCAGCTGTTCGCCAGATCCAATCGCGCCCTGCGTAAAGAAATACGTGCTGTATTCAGTAGCACCAGCAACGCCAACTGTTGGCACGTCATCGCTAACGATTACGCGAAGACCCATAAAGGTTGGGACTGTTGGGTTGCCGAAGGACTCAGCAATCGAACCACCGGAAGCAGTTGCACCGCCACCGCTGATGTCAGTCGCAAGAACGAAGTCAACAGCGCGACGCTCAACAAGGTCGTAATAGACCTTGGAGTGCATACAAACGGCAGCGAGCTTGTCGCCTTGATCGCCCAAAAGTGCACGAGCTTGAGCAACGTGACGGGGGCTGAGAACTGTTGGCGCATCAGCAGCCGCAGAATCAATGCAAAGGTCAAACAACGCAGAAGCATTGGTGTTTGCATTGATGCTGCCGAAAACACCAGACAGGCAAGAAAGGAGATCTTTCTGGCGCTGATTAGAGATGTAATCGGCAATCTTGGCGCCGATAGCGGCCATTGGGTCAGAACCAGCTGCAAGGGCAGCAAGGTCACGAGACTCAAAAGCGCGGCCACGATGTAAAACCACGCCGACTTGCTTGTCAGCTGTGATTTTGCCTGGAGTCAATGAAGAGCTATCAGTCAGAACTTCAAAGTCACCAGCAAGGTTTGCTTTGTAAAACGGAACGTTTACAAAGTCTCCACCACCTTCTGCTGCATTTAGCTCCGCCATTGGCTGAACCACACCGCTAGCCAAAAAGGCATCACGCTGAGTTGTTTGCTCAATGACGTAAGGCGTAAATACCTCAGGGATGATGATGTCACTCCTAAGAGTTGCCATCTGTCAAAAAAGAGAATGTTTACGGTGTGGGCACAGCCCAACGGCTCAGCACAGCCTTGCCATTAGCTCACATGTTAACGGTTAGCCGCTGTTTTCAACCTTTCATACAAATCACGATCGGTTTTGAACAAACGTGATTGCTCTGTCAAATTGAAAGATTCAGCCGTAAATGGATTTTTGATTCCAATAACTGAATCGCCAGAAGTGCGGCCAGCAGGTGCTCCGCTGCCTTGTGGCTTGGGTTGCTTTTGCATCCATGCAGGCAGAGTCTTGGCCCATTCGCTGACAGGTGTGCGCTGATAACCGTCAACGACAACAACTGTGCCGTCAGAATCACGCTCAATCTGATCGCTAGTGAGCTTGGTTTTTAAGATCAGATCAGGGTCATGAACAACGTCAGCGAGGGCGCTGATCGCAGGCGTAATCAGTTCAAGCTCTCTCACCCGAGCTTCTAACTCTGAGATGCGCTTGTCTTTTTCCGCCGTCGCCTCACGGAACTGCTGCTCCAAAGCTTGGCGAGCCTCTCCGTATTTGCCTTGTTGTTCCAGATCTGCTTGAACCGCCTTTTGCTTGAAGTCCAATAACTCTTGAACATCAACGCCCTCCGGGATGGCTTTGGCTTGAGCTTTTGCTTTTTTGTACTCATCAATCAATTCAGCGTTTTTACGCCGCATTGCTTCGAGTTCTGCTTCTAGTTTACTGGTGTCAACAGATTGCTCCACAGGAACAGTTTGCTCTTCAGACATGAATTAGCCACAGGCTAAATTGCCTCACCACTTTACTTTGTCCGCCCAATATGCGGCAGATGTTTTTCCCTTCGCGATGTTCTTCGCGTGACGGGCCTTGAAGGATGCACGCTTTGCTTTGTCAGCTGCTGATTCGCTCTTGCGCGGTGGTTTTGTTTTAGCGCCTTGCATCCCAAAACGTATGAGCTTCGGGCTGCCTTTTACGTTGACAACAACAGCGTGTGACTTGCCGCTTGAATGGCTTGGTGTTCGGATTGGCTTGTCATAGCCCTCGAACGTATGGCCACCGCGCTTGATTGTCACTTTCCCTTGGGCGCTGCTTTTAATTGTGAGCGACGCTTAAGAACAGGGTTGCCGGTGCTCTCTGATTTGACCCGAACGACCGGATCTTTGTCGGTTCCAACTCTGGTGATTGTGCCGCCAGACGGTCCCTTAATTGAGGCACGCTTGCCACCGCTGCCGGTAACAACACCAAAGGTCCGCTTGCCTTGATAGACCCAGCTAACGCGAGAACCCTTCTTCACTTTTTCTTGCCTCCTTTTTTCTTCTTCTTAGGCGCGGCCATTTGTGGCTTTTTGGGTCCGGTGTATTTAGGCATCAGCCTTCCTCTTTTGCTTGTTTTTTGTCAGCCTTAGTCTTAGCCGCAGGCTTCTTCGGAGGGCAAGACGCTGGTGCGGCCTCCTCTTGAACCGTGAATTTGAACTTACTGTGCAGCTTTGACATCGGGATAACGACGGCGTAACTGAGCCAAGGTTAGCTCTGACCCGTCTTGAGAGACGAACTTCCTGATTGCTTTAGTTGGGCCAACCTTTTTAACAAGGCTTTCAAAGTAAGGAACTTTTGACGCGCCAAGCACGTCATCCTTTACGGCCTTGGATTGATTCTCAAGCCATTGGCCATAGGTTTGATCTGATGGCACCAACCCATTGCGACTGCTTCGCTTACTTGGCGGTGGCGGATCAAAACCCAAACCCTTGTAATCAACAATTGGCACAGTCGTTGACCTGCAATTGAAATGCTGAGGAGGGACTGGCCCTTTGCCGTACACAAACTCTTTGCCGTCCAATGACCTACAGATAGGCGAAGTTCTGCTGTCCAACGTGGCCACATACCTGTATTTTTTGGTCACATCTTGGTTTGCCTCATAAACCTGCTGGCTTGAGGCGTTTGCTACCTGATTGATGCTGGTGCGAACCAATGCCATCACCTGATGATTTGCCACGGCTGTAACTTCGCCACCGGCTTGAGCCATCTGACGCAAACTCATCGCTGGCTGGCCAAACCGTAAGCGACCCTTTAAACGACGCGCCAACTTATCCGTTGATTCACCCGTTAGCAGTCCATTTCTAACCGTCATGCTGAACAGGTCAGCTTGAGATTCAGCTAAGCCTCTAAAAGACTTTTCAAGCACCTTGCCATTTGGCAACGTAATGACTGAGCCCTGCGCTGCTGTCAAACGAAACGCTTGAGGAGCCCCCGTAACTGCAGCCTGGAGGTCGTCACTTAACGTAACAACGTTCAAAGCCGTTGGGTCAACAGTGGCCACCGCCTGAGCAAACTGCGGGCTGATCTGCACGCTTCTAATCTGATTCGCCAGCTCAACAGGCAATGCCTTAGCCAGCTCGCTGGTCACAAACTCGCTTTGTAATACCGCTAGCCCTTGCAGCTCTTCAACCGCAAGCAATGTGCTGGCCTCTGCCCAGTCATCAAGCGACCCTTTCAATTGCGCGAGAATGGCCCGAAGCCGTGCAGCTTTAACAGGCGCTGCAAGCTCATCAATCCCACGAAGCTGATCAACAGCATCCAAAATAAGATCGTTATATGTGCGGGCAATTCGTTTCGCCACGCTATTACTAAAGCGGTTGAGATCGATTGCATTCCGATACAGCTCCGCTGGTGTTGTCATGGCTCCTCAATTCCTACAGCTTCAGGAGGTTCGCCGCAAATGATTGAAACGTCTGCACCACCTCTTAAGGCTTCCCCTACAAGCTGACCAAACTCAGGAATAGCGTCTTCATCGTCTTCTCTTAGTTGCGACTCAACGACCCCAATAGGCATTCCCTTTTCATGCCAAGTAACACGAATCACAGCAAATAAATCACCTTCTAACTCTGTCTGCGCGTAATAAAGAACCTGTTGCCTTGATTCAGGCTCGGGCTCTGGCTGCTTTCGTGCGGGTCTGTTCCAAAACATTAGCTAGGAATTTCAGGTTGATTTTCGGGCTCGGCTGACTCTTCAGGCATTGTCGGATTAGCCGGTGACGTTGGTTGATCCATCTCAATCAAGCCGCCGACTTGCGTGGCTTCTAGTTCTTCCTCAACGTCAAATTCATCACCAAGAACCTCGCCAGCCTCTAACTGGTTTAGCAACGTGCTTTGAGTAATAGTTCCTGCCGTGTAGAGCTGCAACAGTGATTGGATCTCTGTTGGCTCTAAACGTGCGGCTAAGAAATCACGGTTGACGAAACTGCTGCCAGCTTGTGGCTCTTGCAGATAGGCCGCATGAAATTGCAGGCAGTTGTCGATCATGTCCTGCATTTGCTGGGCTATGACCATCATCGTTGAGTCGCCTTGACTGCGATCAATGCGCTTGGCCTCGGCTGTTTCTGCCGATAGCTTTTGCCCTAAGACAGCAGCAAGCCCTAGCTCGTTAATCTGCATTGCTATTTGCTCAAGCCGTTGAAACTGCGCGTCGTAGCTCCTGCCGCTTGGCTCGATATATTCAGCGCGGCCCTCGGCTGGGAATGCAATTGCTTCCCCAGGTCCGGCGCTTACTTCTTCTGATGATTGCGGGAATCCATAAAAGGCCAACAAAGGAACAGCACTCAGGTGCAGCTGATTGTCCAGATCAGACTGGACCTGATACGCCTTGAGGTTTAGCTCTGCAATGTCGGCCATTGGCGGCCGCGACTCCATCACATTGACCCGGTTGGAATAAGCAACGGAGAACGGAATCTCGTCAAGGCTGGTTGTGCCTTCGTCGATAACGCGAAAATCACCTTTCTCATCTTTCTGATGAATCTCAAATGCGCCTGGAGTTAAGACCCGAACTTGCTCAACTTCTTTCTCGCCGTAGTCACCGTCAGGAATAAGAATCTTTTCCATCAAGCGAAGCTGAGTCAGCTTCTGTTGCCCGTCAATCAGCTCTTGCTTAAACCCAAGAATGTCGCGAGGCGTATAGGTTGCCCAATATGGCCGCCCATTTGACCCTGCCTGAGGAGCGTCAACAAGAACGCCAACATGGCCATATCTGATGCACTTCCTGGCTGTGTCATAGGTCCAGACGTTTAGATCGTTGCCTTGAAGATCAACATCAAAAAGCTGCTCTGTGATTAGGTCGCTCACGTCTGTCAACCTGACGGGCTTTCGAGTCAACATGCCCGCCAACATTCGCTCAAGCCTGACGTAATAAGGAGCCAACGTTGAACGAATTAACCTGTTGTCGTATGACTCATCAAGCTCTCTAGGCTCTTGCGGCAAATATTTTCGATGCTTCTTTCTGATGCCGTAAGTGCCCTGCAAAAGAACTTCAATCAGTTCCCAATGGGGTTCCTGATTCACCCAGGCTGTGTTCGGGTCGTTGACGCGAGTAACGCTTCCAACCCGCTGCCTGCCGCCCGAAAAACCTGAATACACAGCTAAAACCCGCCCGATTCTGTCAGCTTAAGGCAGGGTCACATCTTTTACGATGCGAGCCTTTCCGTCCTCATCGACTTTGATCACCTGATGCTTACGTGGTTCGCCATGCTTAGGCCACAAGATGCGGCCAACAGCTGTCACTTTTGGCTTGTTCATTTTCTAAACCCTCTTGGCATCCTAAACCCTGGTTTGTTGGATTTAACTTCCCGTAATGCTTTGGTGGGGTTTGCATAGTAATCAATTGCTCTACTCGCTACGAAGTTTGACCTCATCGTTTTGCTGCTTGGCCTCCTAATCATTTTCGACCCCGGAATATTGCGTGTATCCGCAGTTCTCGCTTTATTCGCTTGAGCGCGTTGCTCCCTACCGGCCATCGTTAGCACTTTAATTTGCTTGCTTGGTGCCATACCTCTGATTGCTGATTTTATTTCAGTGACTGATTTGCCAGATTTAGCGGAGAAAGAAGTTGCTAAATTGCTTTCATATTTGGCTCTCAGCTGTTTAGCTTTTGACTGATCAGCCTTAAATTGACGATTACGATCTTTGCTTTCAGCTCGTGCGGTCGCCTTTTGCTGTCTTACGTTGCGGCTAATGCTTGCGTCAAGTTGCTTGCCTCTGCGGCCTTTCATGGGAACGTTGACCGACGCCGTGTCACCGCTCTGACGTGCCGCACGCTTGGCATTTACGCGAGCGTTTGCAGCCTTTAGAGAACGCTGAGCCTTGATCGAATTGTCTTTTCCTGGCAGCTTCCCGGTTTTTAAAAAGTTTTGAGCGCGATCCAAAGTTGCTGAGCTTTTTAATGCCCGCTGATACTGGCTGCCTTGTCTCGCTCCCGTTTGTTCAGCGCGTTGAATGTTTTTAAGGTTTGCCTTATTCACGGCAGCTTTACGGCTCACCCTGTTCGCAACTGTGGCCGGTGCATTGCCTTTGGCGCGAGGTGCCCTGGCTACTGTGCTGCCAGGACGAACGCCTTGCACTCGACGCGCCGTAGGGTTTGCCGGAACCACTGAACTTCGATCAGTCTTAAGTTTTCGGCGTGTCGCTGTCTTAATTTTCAGTCTGTTCGTTGCAGCCTCACGGGCGTTTGAGACTGCGGGTTTGATTTTGCTTGTTTTTTTGGCGGCAATGTCGCGCTTGATCATGCGCTCAACAGAGTCAGAGCTGCGGCCTACTTTGGTTCCTGAAACAGTGCCTTTGGGTTTGCCTGTGCCAACTGTGGCCCTTGCTCCTCCTGTGTCGCGAATATTTCCCTTGCCGCTTTTCAGCCTTGCGCCACGCCCTCCCGTCTGACCGCTAAAACCCTTTCCGGCAAAACGTCCTTTTGCGTCACGAACATACCGGCGAGCCATGCCACTAAATCAAATCATCAATACAGCCTAATGCCAGTGCCTCGACCAGCACGCGCATAAAGAGGATTAAATTCGCGCCACACTAAATAACCAAGGCCATCATTCATGTGGTCATATCCAGCGTCTTTATCTGGATCGCCCTTTTCTGTATAACTTTGCAGCTCTAAGCATTCAATCGTTCGCTTGCAATTGGCCGCGACTTGAAGCCTTACTTCGCCTTTCCCATTCTCCAACAGAGCTTGAACAGCAGCCACGCGATCACGAACGGGAGGATTTGATCTTGGCGATTGATTGGTAAAGCCATAAGACTCAAGGATCTGAATATCGGTCTGGCTTGCGTTCGTGCTGCGGTTACCGCCTGATGCGTCAGGGTAGGCATAGACGCGACGGTCGGGAAAACGTCGTCGTATTTCTTGAGCGAGTGCGTCGGTGTCATGGGCGCCGCTGACCTCATCGATCAGCAATAGTTGGTTGCCAAGACGAACAGCAATAACGGCTGACATATTCGCAATATTGAAGTCAACGCCTATGCGTAGAGGTTCATCTTCAACGTTGGGAATATCTGTGATTACGTGCTTTGCTCGGTCGAAGCGGTCATAAACCTGACCGGTCGTGAGATTACAGAATTGCCCTTCTAGATAAGCCTGCAACAGGCTTGGGTCATAGTTGGCTTGCAGCCGCTCGATGAAGTCTTGGGGCAGGTGTGGATTGTCTGCCGTTCTCATTCTAATTAGACGCCGATCAGGACGCTGTTTTGCCTCTTCTGTGCCGAACGTGTTCCACATCCAGCGAAAGCCCTCAGGCGTTGAGGCAGCAGCAAACTGACGCACGTTGCCAGCTCGAAGGCGGCCAAGGATCTTAGGAAATGCCTTGTTTGCTATTGATGGCGGCACTGTGTCGATTTCATCCGCAAGACACCAAGCCGCATTAATACCGATGCAACGTGTCCAATTCTCGAAACTTCGGCAAAGGATCTTTGTGTCTCCGCCCGGCAGGTGCAGGACGTATTCGGCCAAGGGAGATGCCCTGAAGCTATAGGGGATGTCGTAAGCCTCCAGGAAATCGTCGAAATCGTTTTGCCAAATATCACGAATTAATGGGCCGGTTGGCTCCATGACAATGCCTATAAAGCCTTGATTGGCTATGGCTAAGGCAACTGCCTTGCTGGCGAGGCTTCTGGTCTTTCCGGCGCCGTAGCCCGCAGATAGGCCGATTATTTCTGTTGTTTGGTCTTCTACAAAAGCAAGCTGCCCAGGATGTAAATCGGCCTTGATTCTGTTGAGGATGTCAACCGTTGTTTCCTGATCTGGCGGTTGAGCAAAGGCCAGAAGCTTGGTCGGTTCACAAAGACCGGTAAGCAATGACATCAGTTGAGGTCAAAGCGCAAGAGCTTGGCTTGCGTCTCTAAAGCCTTGATTGCTACTTGCAAATTCTCCTCACGACCTGCCTTCTGTTCATATTTAACAAGGCGTGCGATTGCAGCAGCTAACCATTCAGAACGTTCAATCTCTGAATCTTGTTGGATCAACTCGCGAGCGCGTTGTGTGTAGATGTCTGCGGTTCTTACGCTTACACCCCACTCCTCGGCGGCGTATTGCAAAATTTCAAAGCGTGAATATGACTTAATTAACAAGCCATAGACGGTTTTAACGCGAGCAGTCATCTCAGCGTCTGTTGATTTCTTGTAGTCCTTTTTGCCCATGCCGTGAGGTTAGCAAAGGCTATAGGGGAGTTTCGCCTTGAGCGATAAGCCAGGCGCGTTGGAGCTGATGGATTTTACGAACGGCAAAAAGGTGAGACGAGCAAACGCCTTCAATGTTCCCTATGCGGATTTTGAGCGATCCGTCTGGTTCTGTCGAGATTTTGGCATTGGGTATAGAGCCTGGCGATCCTTTGTTCATGGAGTTTGAAGGCTCTAAGGTCGTTAGCATTTTGGAGGAGGCGGCGCTTGGTGTCGAGAGATTCAGGCATCATCAGCGGTTGAGATTTCTACAAAACGCTGAAACCACCAAGCAACAGGATCGCCGGAAACCCGCAAGGACTCTGTTTGGTTTTGTTGCCACATGCAAAGGGCTACAAAAGCATGAGCACCTTCTTCATCGCCAATTGTTAAAGCGCCAATGATGCTTCTATTCTGGAAGGTGACTTGAAAAAGATTTGCAATGTTTTCTAGCCAGTTGTTCAAAAGCCTTGCGTCTTTACTGACTTGGCTTAAATCTTCATGAGCTTTAAGCAATTCAAAAAGCAAAGGGGACTGGACGCAATAACGACGACAAGTAAGCCGAGCGCAAATCTCAGACTTGCCAACTTTCATAGTGATGAGTTTGGGGAGCTTCATAAAAAATTTTAAAAAGTGTGATGCCGGGAGTTTAAAGACTTCGATCACCAAACGAATTTATAAGCCTTGACCTCAAACAGCGGCATAGCCATGCGTTCGCCACGTAGATTTTCCCAACATGCACCTGAATAAGCTTGCTTGTCTTTAGGGTAAAGGTCTCCTAAAGCCCTTATATCTGAGCGATCAGGCGAGATGGGATGAGGACGCACAAGTTCATAGGCATCAACTACAAACGAGTTTGGTGCAACGTAGTGCCACTGACCTAAAGCAAAAACAGCACTGATTTTGGCTGGATTAATTTCAAGGCTCATAAGAAAAAGAAAATAATTGTGATGCCGGGAGATGGATCGCGCCACTAACGCGCCCTGCTTTTCCCCTCAGGGGTTTTGTATAGCTTTCAGCCGGATGGGGTTCGGCGTCGGGCTTCCCGGCAAGTGTTTAGCCAAAGCCGTTGGTTGGCTTACGAGTGGTTTTTGAGTCTTTAGTTTTAAGTTTTTCGACCATGCGTCTGGCTTGCCTAATGGACAGCTGAGACCCGCCGCTAGTCATTCCATGTCCAAGGTTTTTCCCTCCTCGACCAGGACAAAGGAGACCTTCAACACCTGTTAAGCCGTGATTGAGATGAGCCATATTTAGAAAGGGCAGATTTCGATTGTGTAGGCCAGGCCGTCGAGGATGGCGTCATCGGTTAGCTCTTTGAGTTCGTCTTGGTTCAGAGCCCATTCTTGCCAAGCTTCTGTGATGACAAAGAATGTTGGTTCAACGGTTGGGACTGGTTGAGCGTCTTCTATGCGTTGGAGAGCTTCGTAAGTGCGTAGTGAGGTTTCGTGAAAATCCATTGTTTTTAAGCGGTGCCCTCTCGGGCTTGCTCTAATGGTAGACCATTGGCCTGGTTTTGGCAAGCGTCCAGAAACTCATCAATAAGTTCACGGGTTGGCGTGCCTTTAGGCCACTTGATCCAACGCATCATTTCTTTGCGGTCATAGAACAGCTGCGAGGTGTGAGGCTTCCATGCGACGAAGTACGGGCTAGGCCCATCTTTGACAATGTGCTGCTCAATAAGCAGGGCGCCGGGGATGTGAAATGTCTTGGGCTTAAGCATGATCAGAGATCAACAAGTTGATTGGTTCCGGCTTTGACGATCTTGACTTGGCTCCCATTTGTTCGCCAATTGCCAAGAACAACTTTGTGTTCAGCTGGATCAATAACTTCTTCGCAAGATTGCAAGCTATAAAAGTTTTTACCGCATAGCTTGCATTTTCTGTATCTAATGATCTTGCCGTTAGGTGCGTAAAAAGTCCTTACGGCTTTGGTTTCCTCTTGACCGCACTCTGGGCAAGGTGGATGAGGGTAAAGAGTCTTAACGGCCATAGGTTCCTTTTTTGCGTTCTCTGTAAGCCTCAAGAAAAGCCTTCTCAAGAGCTGTTGGCTTGATGTCTGGGTTGGCGTCTAGCTCTAAAACACGTTGGCGCATAGCTCGCAAGTTCTCTTCATCCATACCTTTGCCGCAACCGTAATTAGCCATCACTGATGCCTTGTGAACGCTGCATGAATACTGCTGCACTTTTGCGAGCGATGACAGCCTTTAGCTGATTGATCTTGGTTTCAGTGAGATGCATAGACGACACCCAGCCAAGTTCAGTCAGGCCGCTCTCAGAGTCAGTCACAACGATTTCCACAGTGCCATCATCAAGCGTGCGAGTGGTAACCGTCATTTGCTTTTCTTTTTGTTGGCAGCCATGGCGCAAATAACCGTACAAACAATAGGTTCAACGCGGTGGCGTGCAATGTCTGGAAACATGCGAGTCACAGCCGTAACGGCTTGCTCAATTGCGTTTTTGCCTGAATCCAAATGAACAGAAGGCTTGATTGATTTTTTAGCTGGAGGGCTAACAGCAGAAGCAATCGCTTCTTTAATTAGAGCTGAGCGCGGCATTCGACGCTTATGCGCCTGAGCGTCAAGAAACTCCAACTCTGTATCTGTCAGCCGGATGCTGACTCGGTTCAATTCGCTAGTCATCAGAAATCAAAAGGACCAAGTGATTCAGCCAGCTCTGGGGCAGCTTGGCAAGGGCGAACGTCAAGACCTAAACGAAGGTTGCTGATCGTGACAGCAGGGCTGCCCAACTTCTCAACGGTGATCTTGTCGGGGTTCGTTCCGTCTCGAACAACGTAGCCGTTTGCCCAGGATTCGTTCCGAAACAGCTCAACAGGAGTCTTCGGATCAATGGCAGGAGGCGATGATACTTTTGCTTCAGCCAGTAGTTCGGCTGTACTGTCCTGAGAGTTAATAACATTGATATTATTGATACTTTTAGAGCTTTTATCATTAGTATCAAAAAAATCGTGTTTATCGTCTCTCAGGGCCATTGCCTGCAAACAGGAGGGTGAAACCTGCCAAAAGGCCCTTGGACGTGATCCGGTCTCCTCCCAGCGGACAACGACAGCTAGCCCATTTGTCTTGAGGTTGGCCAGCTCTCTGCTCACATTGGTGCGGTTTTTGTTCAGCTCTGTAGCCAGCTCATCAGCACTAACGTCAGCCTTCAGCTCCGTACGAAGGTTTAGATAATCAAAGACCGTAGCCCTTACGCCGCCCAGTTCCATAATCCTGCGGCGAACACGTTCAACCTGCTGAGCAGCTTCAAGGCCATCAAGAAAGACCCAGCCTCCTTCGGGCATGTATTGGCCCATGACTCCGCCGCTTTCGTTAGCGCCTCGGCCTTTGCCCGCAAATCCAACCCGCTTATCAGTACGAGCTAAACCCTCTTCCTCTTGCGCGACCCAGCGCATTAGAACGCCCCAAGAGAAGACAGAACTGATGGAGCTGCTGCCTCTGCATTCTGTAATCCAATCCCAAGTCGTTGGCCTCTTGACTGAGTGATGGATGACCACAAGCGTGGCCCCAGTCTTTCGCAGCTGACTGATTGCAGATCTGATCGGTTGGGCGTAACGGCTTGTATTTTCCTCAATGCCAGTTGGTTCCATCATTGAACTAAGTGAATCGATGATCACCAACGGAAATTGATGTTTCTCGATTTCTTCTTTCATGTGCCTCAAACCGTCCTTTGTGAAGTTGTACTGTTCGCCCGTCTCCATTGAGCAAAAGAAATCGATTGAATCGCTCTTAAGCGTTTGATCTTCAGAAACAAGGTTTTCGCGGCGCAATAAATGCAGCCAATCGCCTTCGCTTTGATCAGTGCCAAAAACAAGCACAGGCATTCGTTCGCCAGGGATCGACAAATCACGGCCAAGAAATTGCGTTTCCTTGTCGCGCAGAGCTGCAATCAAACCCGTAGAAAACGAACTCTTGCCCACCTTGGGCTGACCAATAATCACATTGGATTCACCCAGCTTGATCATTCCGTCAAGCAGAAACACCGACTCGGTGGCCTGTAGCTTTTCGCCTGCGCGGTAAACCTTTCCCTTGTGAAGCCTGCGCTCTGCTGCGTCTAAATAGGCTTGCAACTCAGGATCGCGTGCGTCGTCGTGGGCGCCTAGCTCGAAAGCTTTGTTTCTCATGAGAGGCATCCAATCCCTTTCCCTCTCCGCCTGAATCACTTTCTCGGCGTGGAGGGCTAGAGCTGTTAATGACTCTTGGAGCGCGGGTTTTGAGCTGTTCGGAATAGGCTCCATCTTTTGCTTTTGAAGGGGAATAGAAATCTGAATCTGAATAGACGCCTAGGCGCTCTAACTCTTTGAACGCTGTCAGCTCAGAGCTACTGACGAAAGCATGATCATCATCCCAAGCCTTGAGGGCTGCGTCTGACTTTTGAGTTTGAATCTCTGTGTAATAACCGACAACCGCCAAGTCATCGTCAAAGAAACCGGGCAGGCTGTAGGGCACCCATTGGAGCAAGTCATAAGCCCGTTGCTCTTGACTTAGATCAGTCACGGGCCAGAGGCTCAGGCTCTTGGGCAATGGCACGCTGGAGGAGAAGGTTTACCCATCCAGTGCGAGAAACGCCGATGGGTTTCTTTCTGTCAACCTCGGCAATGACCCTTGGATCAATCAAAACACGGACATCTTGGAGCAAATCTGTTTCTGGCATGTTGTGGGGTTGATTCAGGCCTGAATATGGTGCATATTGACCGAGCACGCAAGTCACCATGCTAGATCCAATTTCTGGACTGTCTTTCGACAAAAAACGCCATCTTTACTTTTACAAGGGTGAATGGCTGGCCCATTCCGTCTCTAGCGTCACGGACATAGACATCACGCCTCAGCAACGTGCTGGGTTTGAGAAGTACAAGCACGGCCCTGATGGTTGGGCTATTAGAGGAGACACTATTCACAACTGCCTTGATAAGCATCTGCGAGGGGAGCCGCAAATTTATGACGAAAAATGGGCGCCGTGGGTTGAGGAGCTGCTTGAAGACGATTTGTTCAAAAACGTCAATCTGATGGCCAGTGAATACTCCCTTTGCCTTCGCAATAATTCGCACTCGATGGGCGGAACGTTTGATTTTTTAATTAGCTATGCCGATGACCCAACTTTTCTAATTTTGGGAGACCTTAAAACCGTTTCGAGCAGAAAAGCGGTATCAGGCCGTAAAGCGGCAACTATTCAGCTTGGTGGCTACCTAGCCATGATCAATCAGCACTATCCCAACCTTTACGTCAGCCAATGCGTCACGGTGGTTTCTGGTCCTGGCCGTTGCCGGGTTATTGAGCAAGAGCCTGATGAATGCCTTGAGGCATGGCGTGGAGCCTTAACCCGCTTTGATGCGCTACAGCCTGACTTTTGAATGGACTGGACCGAACTCTTGAAGCAAGGGCAGATCAAAGAACCGCCCGGATATAAAGAAACGGTTGAGGTCATCAAGGCTGATCCATACCAAAAGCCAAAGAAGAAGCAGAAGAAGCGTTGACAATCAATAGATGGTATGCCATTGTTCACGCAAGAGCGGAGAACGCTCACCACTTCAACAAAATGACTTCCTATCAATCACAAAAGCTCTACTCGGGCTTTTACGGCAACAAGCGTCGGGTCAACCTTGCGGCTCCTGTCGTCAGCGTTCTGTTTGCTGCCCTGCTATCAGGCGCTGCCTGGTATTGCATGACATCAACTCTTGATCAAATGACGCAGCGCGATTGCAATGCTGGTATTCAGAAAGCTTGCGAGGCTCTTAAGTAGCTGTGTCTTTCTACAACACAAACAAAGAAAACGCTGAACAGTCCGCTGACTCTTCGCAAAAAGCTAAAAGACAAGAGATTGTCATCTATGACCTTTTTCTTCTTTTCAATGAGCCTTTAAGCCCCTCAATGGTTTACAAGGCTCTTGACGAAAAGTGGCCAATCACGTCAATTCGCAGAGCAATGACAAACCTTACTGATGACGGAATGATCGTTAAAACTCAAGAAACCGTCAAAGGCGTTTACGGCAAGAACGAGCACCTTTGGTCTCTGCCTGAAAAAATCGCTGACTCGAAGCAAGCTTTATTGTTTGATTTCTAGCCTTGTGGAATCTTGTCCAACCTCACCAGTTTTACTTTTGTGGTTCTTGGCAAGCCAGCCCCACAGGGCAGCAAGCGACACGTTGGCAAAGGCATCCTTTTGGAGTCTTCAAAACGTTGCAAGCCATGGCGACAAGCTGTGGCTTTAGCTGCGCAAGAGTCGTTACCTGATGACTGGTATGCCATAATGGATAGGCCTATGAGTGCATCAATCACCTTTGCTTTCGATCGACCAAAACTCCACTACAAAACAAACGGCGAACTAAAACCATCAGCCCCTGTTCACTGCGCTAAAAGGATCGGAGACCTCGACAAACTTTGCCGTGCTGTCTTTGACTCGCTCGACATTGCAAACGTTGTCAATGACGATTCTCAATTTGTAAGCCTCTATGCCCACCGACGTTTCACCGTTAAACATGAACACCCCTGCGCCATCATCAGCGTTACAGCCCTTGATTGAAGCCCTGGTCAAGTTTCACAAAACTGTCCCGGCTATCAATAAAACAGCGAGTGCTCAATACGGCAAATTTGCTGACCTTGAAACAGTGCTTTCAACTGTCACACCGCACCTAATTAAAAACGGCCTTGTCATCTCACAGGTCTTTGAGCCAAGCGAAGGTCTTGAGCCAATCTTGGTCACAAAGCTGCTGCACATTAGCGGCGCTGAGTTGATCAGCCGTCTGCCAATGGTTATAGGCAAAGGCAGAAATGCTTTGCATGACTTTGGAGGATCATGCACCTATCTCAAGCGTTACGCCTTATTGGCCATGCTTGGTCTTACGGCTGATATGGATATGGACGGTGATTTTGCTGATGACAAACCTGCCGCCAAACCTGCCGCAAAGCCAGCACGGGTAAATGATAACCCCACCCCTGAAGACGTTGCGCCTGGTGAACCGTTTGCGTCCGGCGAAGAACCTCTTTCTGAAAACGATCGCAATCTCTGCCTTGGCTTAATCAAAGAGCTAACACCGGAGGGCCTTGCGTCCTTTTGTGAAAGCTTTCGACGGGACTTTGATTTGAAACCTGATGCTAAAGTAGCTCCTGCTCTTACGAGTAAAAAGCACCAAGACTGGATGAATGCCAATCTAATCAAATTTGCCGTCAATGTCTGAAGAGAACAAGCCAAAAACTCGCTCTGAACGACAAGCCGAGCAAGACGACAAACGCAGCCACAACTTTTTTCAAGTTCGTCTTGACGAAAGTCTTGGCGACAAGCTTCGCGACTACATGAGGCAGCGCGATTACAACACAAATCAAGCCCTCAAAATTATCATCTCTCGTTTTTTTACAGGCAAGTAACATGGCCGATTTTCCACAAGATGCTTTCACTCTTTGGTTCAATTGCAACAAAGATCAGAAAACAGAAGGAGCCTATTGGGCATCTTCTGAAGTTCCTATTGAAGAGCTTCGCAAGCTCTGTGCATGGATTAAAGACGCTCCAAAAACCACAAACGACAAGGGCCAGCAATGCGTTCAGCTACGGGCTGGCCTTCGCCCTAGGGTGAGCAAGGCTGGCAACGATTATCTGTTGCTTGCGATTAGCGATCAAAAGCCACGCAAGCCGGAGGCAAACAACAACATCGATTTTTGATACTTGGGGCATCAAGTGGGCCAGGGCCGAAAGGACTGGCGGGGGTGGATCCCAGTTGACCGCTTCGTGTAAGACCCCAACCCCCGACCTAACTTGAGGAGATGTCAGAACCAACTCTCAAGCGCGTGTCAAAGAATGGTGAATGGGTTTGGGAGATTACTTGCAACGGAATGACCCGTTATCACGCTCAAGATTGGCAAGCTCGCTGGATTTACGAACAGGCGTTGCGCCTTTATTCCAAGCAAGCAAGCTGAGCATCCATGTCTGCAATGCGGCTAACGGCTTGGCCTAAAAGCTTGCGTTGATGCCAGTTCTGGCGCACCAAAGAAGCGCATAAGCCTTGAACCTCTTCAATGTCTTCGGTGTTGTAAATAGAGCGAACCGAACGTTCCATCATTAGCTCTTCATGAAGAGTCTGTTCTGCAATCATCCATTTCATGTCGTCCATTGCTGCGCTCCACTGACTCCAAGATTTTGCGCTCCTCAGCGTAAGGAGGCTGCTTAGCTCGAATGTAGTCATGGAACGCAGGAACTAGCCACTCTTGCGGCGGCCAACAGTTATCCCAATTCACCGGCTTGGCACAATTGACAACGACTGTTGACCAAAAGGCAATCAGATATGACCACAACCAATACAAGCCCATTAGGCAGCAACAGACGGCATGACCCGCAAATGGTTGTTGTAATTGCCTGTTACCGCATAGCTAATGTCTGGAACGTTGCTCATGCGATGGAAGACCATTTGGCCAATTTTTAAATTGGGATACAGATGCAAGCCGTGATACCGGCGCTCATTAGTCAATTCAAGCGTCAGCTTGCTTCCGTGCCAACCTGGATCGCACCAACCAGCCAACAAATGATTCAACCCCTCCCGAGCGCGGCTTGACTTCAAGACGAACTGAGCAGAAATGTCGTCAGGTAGCTTAAACGTTTCAATCGTTTCGGCTAGTACAAACTCACTAGGCGCTAAGTAGTAGGGATCTTCCTCCGTCCTGTCCGATATATCAATTTCAATTAACTCTCTCTTGTCTGAAACCTCGATCATTAATCGATGACCAAGGCGAAGATCCAAGCTTGCTGGGTTTAATAGCTCCGGCGAAAAAGGCCAAACCATCTGATGGCTATCACAAAGAGATCTGATTTCCCAGTCGCACAAGACCGCCATGTAAGCCAATTAAAACGTCAGCCTACTCATCGTCAACGAGAATCACCCAGCCGGTGCTAGGGCCCTCGACTTCCCAACGCATCTTGAACGCTTGCCGTGACACCTTGGCGTTCTTTCCGCCATATCGCCCTGAATGACCTCCTCGTTCAATATCTGGTAAGCCTCTTGGGTCGTGCATAATCCAATCATTCTTATCGAAACCAACAATGACGCTCCAATGACCACAGCCATAGTTGTCACACATTGGTGGCTCCCCTCTGCTCATGTCACCGTGATGAAGCCAACCAACCATGACCGGACGACCGGCTGCTAGCTCAGCTTCAATTAAATTTCCATCACCGTCCTGCCGAAATTCAGCATGTAAGCCCAGACTCTCTAACGCACTCAATTGAGCGTCAATACTGGTTGTATCGCCAAACCGTTCTCGAATCCTGTTGTATTGATCATCGGTCTTCACCTTTCCGTAAAAGGCAGCGACCATCGCAGCGGAAGAGCTAAAGCATTGCCTGTAACCTTTGCCAATGTTGTCCAGCTGGTGAAAATAAGGCACATAAGCTTGCTGCGCTATTCCGCTAGCCTTCCACGCCTCAAACCAAGCTGCATCCTCTCTCAGCAGCTCTTCAGGCAAAGCGTCCTCAAATTCTTTTATGGCAGCCAGCTGATGTGGATCTCCCGGCTTGAAATGCGTGAAGAACGGCAGCAGAGTAAGCACCATAAAAAAGCGATTCATTTCCTCAACGCTGGTTTAGGGCATTCTGGGCGCTGGAGCAAGCCTGCATGAAAGCCGGACAGAAACAAAAAGCCTCCGCCTCCAATGACGACGGCAACCAACGTTCCTAAAACAAAAAAACCGCTGACCAGCACCCAAGCTGGATCAGATTTCATTTTTCAACCCTGCTCTCAGGGAACAGGTTCTTCTCAACAAAAACAACAACCTGATCATCAACAGTGTTGTCTGTGGTCTTTGCGTAAGCCTTGAGCAGGTCAACAATCAACTTTTTAACCGCGTTGCTCTTCAGAAACGAGAACAGGATTGGACGGACGAGAAACACCATTGGATTTCTGCTATTGGCCAAAGTCTAGTTCCGGTCGCTATGTCCCTCAAGCCGAGCAACAGACCGTTCCAGATCGCTCAACCGTCCAAAGATCTCACGGTCTCTTGCTGTCAGGTCGTTGTGAAGCACATTCATTCGCGTGGCTAGATTGTCCACAGCTGAGGTCAGCCTTACCAACGAATCGCGGCTTGTCTGGTTTTGACCGTTAGCGCGGACGATTCCTAAACCGGCAACCCCGATCGACGCACCAGCAACAGCAGCAAAGACCTCGACCACCATCGACCCATAGCGTCAACCAATCATGGCAGACCCAAAGGAAAATGAAGACAAAGACGGGTTTTCAACGGCAGATCTTGTTAAATGCGCTGTTTTGATCTGGAGCGCAACATTGCTAACCGTTTCTTATTTGGGGGTTTTCCCTCAAATGAAAATGGATAATACGTTTGTGGCGAGCCTTTTAACGGGTGCAATGGCAAGTTTTGGTATTGAACGTAAATCTGCGAATCAGCAAAAGAAAGCACCACCTAAAGTTGAACCACCTGTCAAAACGCCTCCAACAAAATGAAACGTCTAGCTCTTCTAGCGATTGCGTTGAGTTTTGCCCCAGCAGCTCACGCCGACATAATTCACAAAATCCAATCCAGCATTCAATTGACCGTTGATGGTGCAGCATCTCAGGCGTCAAGGATTGGCAGCACCCTGTCAACCTCTGGAAACAACGTAACGCTTGGCACCGCTCCAACGCTAGGCAGTCTTACTCCTGCCAGCGCAATTGGTTATACCCCAGGCGATTGGAGCGTAACCACAGCCGGAGATGCTTTTTCCTACAGCGAAAGCTTCATTGAAGGTGATGCAACGCCTTCAGCCACCACGGTCACATCAGGCGTGACCCCTACCCTCCCGATGCTTGGCAATACAACAACAAGCTCAGGCGGCGTTGCTGGCACGCTTGCCGGAACAATTGCCTCAGACAGCGCAATGACCCTTACCGCCGGAGGGGCTGGTACAACAGCCATCGGTCAAATTGTCACAGAGCTAACGGTGAAGTGATGCGAGTCTTATTGCTTTTGCTTTTGCTCGCTCCATCAGCCCATGCTGTCCCTGTTGTCCCAAACTTCAGCAGTGGCAGCATGACTTCCCACACTGAAACCAAATCAAAAGTCACTGAGACTATCGTTAGCGAAGATTTTGCTACCGGTTGGCAATACTCTGTCTCTGGTCAAAACATTCAGCATTCAGGGGCAAGCATGACCCCAGGCACAACAACTGTTGATTCATGGACAGGTCTGAACACAGGAGCCAAACCAAATTGGTCAATTGTCACACCAAGCGCAGCCTTTCAGTTTGTCGAGACCTATTCAGGCCCTGGACTGTCGAACGTAACCACCGTGCAACGCACCACAGAAATCGAGTCTGTTACAGATACTGTCTCGGTCTTCTCTCAGTAATACTTTCCGCTCCAGTAAACGCTGAAACGATTGGCGGTGTTTCAGCCACTGCCGCTCCAACGGCCTCATCCTCTGGCTCGGTAACTAATCAAGCTGTTCAAATTATGAACGGCAACGCTATTCAAAACACTTACGGCGGCGGCATTCAATGCCAAGGTCCAACCCTGACGTTTAGTCCGTATGTCAATCGTTCCCAATCCTGGCAGCTACCGTACGAGGCTTATTTTGATGAGCCTGTATATGACCTTTCTGATCGCAATGACGATGGGTTACCGGATAATCCAGGATCCGTCCTTTACTCAATGCCAACAAGAACGGGCCAGAAAGATTCAAACAACTGGTCAGGCGGGCTTGCCTTGCAACTAACAATCCCTCTTGATAGAGGCTTGCAGGCTCGATGTAAAGAAGCTGCTGACGCTCAAATTGCCTTACAAGAGCAGCATCTTGCCAATAAACGGCTTGACTTTGAGATCGCAAGACTTAAAAACTGCGGAGAACTTAAGCAGAAAGGCATTGAGTTCCATCCTCGCTCTCCTTATTACTCCGTTTGTGCTGACGTGATCCTTAAAGCCAAGCCAGGCCAAGTCCTGCCCCATAAGCACAAAATCACTTCCGTAAAGCCCGTTGAGCTTTTTGGCGCTCAGAGACAGACAAAACCTTAGCCTTCTTAGTAAGGATCTTCTGCACTTTTTTCATTACCTTCTTAACTGTTGGCTTGACCAGCTTGATAAGAAATGGAGTCGCTATAGCCATCGAAGTAGCCACAAACGCAATCGATCCGGTCTTGGTTACTTGCGGCAAGCTTGGCACAGCTGCAATAACCTGAACACCTAAAGGCACTTCTTCGTAAACTGTCACGCATTTATCTTCTTTTACTTCATAACCAGATATACGTTTTCGACCGTCTTGAACCAACGTACCAACCTCTTTCGCTCTAAGCGGAGGGCAACGCAAGTCTTTATTCTTCTTCGTCACCGGTTTAATAGGTGGAGGCGTGATCGACGGTGGAGGCAATGGCTCCTCAGCAGAACCCGCAGAAGGCAACCCAGCCCCAGGCGTAAAAACTAAATCCTCAGCCCTATAGTCCAACGGATCAAAGCTTGGCATCGACCCATCGCAATACGTTTGTGCACTTCTGGGATCATCAATAATTAACGTTCCAGACTTGTTGTTGTCTTGGTTTGCCTCGACGCAGCCAGGCACCTGAACAATTGGAATGCCTAGTTGTAACGTGACTGGAGGCGCTTCTGGAATGGCTGTGCTCCCTGGCGTCATCCAGACTCTCAGCTCTGGAATCTCAAGGCTATTGATCCCAATAGTGCGAATCTCAGGCATCGCCTTGCATCTTTGCGATTAAGCGGTCTAAGTACCAACTCGCCTTGCCTGCGTCCTGGAGAGCATTGCCCTTGTGCCACATCCTCAACAGATACTTAAGTGTCTGTCCAAGTAGATAACCGCTCACAACGTCGTCAGCATCATGGACGGCATCCTCAATCACCTCAATAGTCTCAATGCGACCTTGGTTGTAATGGGACGGAGAGTTGATCGGATCTGACATTAAAAAGGCAAAGCAGGACCGGTTTCAGTTGGCAACGCCGGAATCAGTTCTTTGACCTGGCTCGGCATCGCGTCTGTCACCGCTCCAGACACTAATTCACCTACTAGAGCCTTAGCCTCATCTATTGCCTGTTGTTTCAGTTCTGGCAACTTGCTGAAAGCGTAAAAGCCAGTACCTACTAACGCTCCAGACATTGCAAACGACAGGACGCTCAATAGATTAAAAACTTTTTGCATGAAAAAACCCCTAGTAGTGTGAGGATACTAGGGGCAAGCACCACTGCAATGACTAAGCTCGACACTCAGCCGATCTGACTATAGATCAAAAGTTGTACTTTGCGCCAAGCTTGCCGCCATAACTGTTGTTTAGGTCGCCAGTGATAGCGGAAATCTCCGCATAAACAGAAACCGCTTCAGAGGCAGCAACTGAACCGCCGAGCTTGCCGGAAAATTCCATCTCGCTGTCCATGCCATCGACGGAAACGAAAGCGGGACCGCCTTGCGCGTAAATGCTGTAAGGGCCTTCGCTGTACTCATAACCGACATGCAGGTCAGTTACGTTGCCTGAATAATCAGAACCAACCCAGCCAGCATTCGCCTCAACGTTTACATAAGGACCAGCAACAGCCGCAGAAGCGCCAAACGCAAGGGCGCCAGCAACGCAGGAAAAAGATTTGATCATGAAACTAAGCAAAACCACTCAGAGTTTACTTGCCTTGGCCCCTGAGTGGCTTCCTTCCATGGGACGGTTTGGAATGCTTCCCATTGCCCTGACGGGTTTTCTTTGGTTTGCCCTTGATGAAATCAACCTCAGATGAGCCGTTGGGTTTAGCCATCGGTGCTCATCGTGTGGCTGTGCTTCTTTGCTAGCCCTGTATAAAGACCGTGCATTGGATGATCCTTGTCATCACGACCTTCATATTTATACAGAGCTTCAATCCAAGCACTTCGGCTCCTCATCACTGGAACGTCTTCCGCTCCAGGCTTGCCAGGAATCATCGGGTCAGGTCTTTTCATTAGGCCCAGGGTGTTCCAGACGCTTTTGTTGGGTGGCGTTTTTCGTCTAGTTGAGACTGCAATGCAGCCTGAATGTTTTCGGTCTGCTCTGGGTTCTCTGCATTTAACGCTTGCTGCACCCAAAAGATAACTTGGGGTTCAGTTAGCTCGTCAAATGGGATCAGTTCTTCAGGACGCTCAAAACCGATGCTGCCATAGGCTCCGGCGTTATAGGTGCCGTCCTCAGCTGAAATTGTGTAATGAGCAGTGAACACAAAACCGTCTGCAGTTTCGCGTTCCAGGTTGGCAATAGCCCAGGTGAAAACGGTTGAAGAATCAGCCATCTGTAAAAGTTAATGCTCTGACAGTGTAATAGTAAAGCCCCGTTGTGAC